CCCAACACAAGAAATTATCAATCATATTAAAGCAGCAGATTTAGTTACTTGTACTAACGAAAAACTATGGAACGAGATTAGACCTATAAACTCTAATGTGGCTATTCTACCAAATGCACTTCCATATGGCAATGACCAATTTACAGATGTAAGAGAGTACACCGATAAAGTTAAGTTTGTGTATACTGGCTCAATAACACACGAAGAGGATATTAAATTAATTCAGTTTCCTTTTAAGAAAGTAGCTTCCGATTCTTTTTTAAAAAGTAAAGTATATTTTCAGCTTTGTGGCTTTGATGATTCTGGGGAAGGCTCTGCTGCAATTTGGCATAGGATGATTTCAAACTTTACTTGTGGTTTAAAGTTAGGAGACACAAGAAGATTCCTTCCGGTTACGGAGTATATGAATTTCTATAACGATGCGGATTGTTCTATTGTTCCCTTAAGAGCCACGAAGTTTAATTCAATGAAATCCAACCTAAAACTATTAGAAGCTGCTGCAAAGAAGATTCCTGTTATTGGTAGCCACGTTGAACCTTATTTAAACTCGCCAATGATTCAGATTAATCAGCAAGGCGATTGGTACAAGGAGATTAAAAAAGTCACGCAAGATGCTATTTATAGACAGGAGAAAGGTTTGGAACTATTCGAATGGGCAGTTGCAAACTTTAGTTTATTTAAAGTAAACGAGAAAAGAAAACAATTATATCAATCAATGAATGGTAGTTGAGTTATGGCTAAATCAGGAACTATTGGAAAGACAACTTTCGGAAAGCGAAGAAAAGGAAAGGCTCATAAAGGACATAATAAACATAATAGAAAGGAACGTAACTATCGTGGGCAAGGAAGAGCTTAATTATCTCAAAGTAGCGAACTAATGTTTATACACGAAACCGCCATAATATATCCTGGAGTTATAATAGAGCCGAATGTTTATATCGGTGCTTATTGTATTATAGGTGCTCCTGCGGAATGGAAAGGCAGAGAAGATTGCGAAGGATTGGTTTTGATAATGTCGGGGGCAAGATTAACCGGATTGGTAACTGTTGATTCCGGAACAGACAAAAGAACTGTTATAGGAAAGGATTGTTATTTGATGAAGCATTCTCACGTTGGTCACGATGCTATCCTTGCTGAAGGTGTAACGATAAGTTGTGGTGCTAAAATAGGCGGTCACTCTATAATTGAAAAGTATTGTAACATAGGACTCAATGCGGTCATACACCAAAAGGTAAGAATACCCGAAGGTTGTATGATTGGTGCTTCGGCTTTTGTAGGAAAGAAATCTATCTTAAAACCCTATTATAAATATGCCGGTGTTCCGGTTAAAGAATTAGGAATCAATGCTCGTTAATATTATCTTTTTAGATTATGAAAGGCACACCTTTACAGAGCAAGTAAAGAACAAAAACTTCTCTAATGCGGGGTATGATTTTTCTTTTACTCAAGTAGGAATGAAAGGAATATCAAGAGCATTGAACTACGGAATATCAAGAAGTAAAGCCTTTGATGCGGTTGTAACAATGGCTAATGATATTTTAATGCCCGACAATTGGCTTTTAAGAATGGTAGAAGCAGCTTTAAATATCCCAAATACTGGAATGTGCGGAATACATTGCGTAGAAGGAATAAACCCTTTACAAACAATAAACGGAATCCAAATACACCCTCAAGATGCTTCCTTTGGAAATGTCTTAATACCGATGTCGGCAATAGAAAAGATTGGTTATTTTAATGAGGCTTATGACCCCTACGGAATGCAAGATTCGGATTATGCTTATCGGTTAAGAATGACTGGTCACATTAATTACTATTTAAGTGACTTACGAGCCGAGCATATTGGTCACGATGTCGGTCAAGATACCCCTTATAGAAAGATGAAAGATGAAGGCTTGAGTAAGTGTGATTACTTATGGGCAAGAGAAACACAAAAATATCAAGACAATAACGATTACACTATATTCCAATCCGAATATGAAATCTGAACTAATACAAATCTCGAAAGTAAAAACTAATCCTAATAATCCAAGAATTATTAAGGATGAAAAGTTTAAAAAACTTGTTAAGTCAATTCAAGAGTTCCCGCAAATGCTTGAGATTAGACCTATCGTGGTAAATGATGAAATGATTGTACTTGGTGGGAATATGCGTTTAAAGGCTTGTCAAGAAGCTGGATTAAAAGAAGTACACATCATTAAAGCATCCGAACTAACAGAAGAACAACAAAAAGAATTTATCATTAAAGACAACGTAGGCTTCGGAGAATGGGATTGGAACGACCTTGCGAATAATTGGGATTCGGATAAACTTGAAGAGTGGGGATTGGATATCCCAGGATTTGAAGGAAAGGTTTTAGAAGCCGAAGAAGATAACTTTGAAGTACCCGAAGAAATTAAAACCGATATTGTAATTGGAGATTTATTTGAGATAGGAGAGCATCGTTTACTTTGTGGGGATTCAACGGATAGCGACCAAGTAGCTAAACTAATGAACGGTCAAAAGGCTGATATGGTGTTTACTGACCCTCCTTATGGAATGAAGTTAGATGCTGATTATAGTGAAATGAGCAATAATTCTACTTTTGCAAAAGAAAAAGGGATTAAAAATGGGAAAAAATACAATAATGTAATTGGTGACCATAATGATTTTAGTGAAGAATTAATAAACACAATTTTTAGTCACTTTAATGATACAAAAGAAATTTTTATATGGGGAGCAGATTACTTTGCAGAATTATTGACAAATAAAAATGAAGGAAGTTGGATAGTATGGGATAAAAGAGTTGATGAAAATTTTGATAAAATGTATGGAAGTGCTTTTGAATTATGCTGGAGTAAAAGTAAACATAAAAGAGAAATAGCAAGAATAAGATGGGCAAGTGCTTTTGGTACTGAAAAAGAATTTGACCATAAAAGACATCATCCTACACAAAAACCAACTGAATTAGCATCTTGGTTTTTTAATAAATGGGGTAAAGAAAATGAATTAGTAGTAGATTTGTATTTAGGTAGTGGGACATCAATGATAACTTCCCACCAGCTTAAACGCAAATGCTACGGAATGGAGTTAGACCCGAAGTATTGCCAAGTTATAATTGATAGAATGAAAAAGCTAGACCCTTCGTTAATAATCAAAAGGAATGGGTTACCTTTAGAATAATAGCAGAATAATAGCACAATGGCAGCAAAGGATATTATACAACATCAGTTTAAAAAAGGCGAGGTAGCTAACCCTAACGGAAGACCGAAGAAGTATGTTACCCTTTTAAGGGAGCAAGGCTATAAGCTATCGGAGATTAACGATACGATTCAGGTTATGCTTCAAATGGATTTGGATGACCTTAAAGAAGTTTGGGATAATCCTAAGGCTACAATCTTGGAAAAGACAATCGCCAATGCGATGAGGAAGAGTTTAGAGAAGGGTAGCTTATATTCGGTAGAAACCTTATTAACCCGCGTGTATGGAAAACCTAAAGAGGTTCAACAAGTTAGCACCGATTCAAGGATTGAAGTCGTATTCGTGAATGGCAAAACAATTCTATGAGAATTGAGTTACCTACTCCACATATTAATCAACAAGCAATACTTGATAGCACAAGTAGGTTTAGAGTTGTAATGGCAGGGCGAAGGTTTGGAAAGTCGGAACTTTCGCAAATAGAAATCATTGTCAATGCTTTACAAGGCAAACAAGTATTTTATGTTACCCCTACTTACAATCTAGCAAGAGTATTCTTTGACCAATTAGCAAAAGCCGTACCTTTTGAAGCCAACAAATCAGAACTATCAATTAAGTTCCCAAATGGGGGAGCGGTTTACTTCTTTACTGGGGAGCGATTAGATAACCTTCGTGGTAGGAAGTTTCACTTCGGAGTTATAGATGAGGCTTCGTTTATCCCAGACCTAGAAAACGGATGGCTAAACTCTATCCGACCTACCCTAACCGACTACAAAGGAAGAGCCTTGTTTATCTCCACACCAAAAGGCAAGAACTTCTTTTACTCTTTATTCCTTAAATCTGGAGAACCCGATTGGCAATCTTTTAAGTTTACCACTTACGATAACCCACATATTGACAAAACCGAAATAGATGATGCTAGGCTTCAGTTACCCGAAGTTGTATTCGAACAAGAGTATATGGCAAATCCGGCTGAAAATGCGGCTAATCCTTTTGGGAGTAGTTATATCAAGCAATGTACGTTTGAACTCAGCTATGAGCCTCCTATTGCGTTTGGGATTGATTTAGCCAAGTCGGTTGACTTTACTGTAATCATAGGACTAGATAAAAACGGCTCGGTTTGTTACTTTGAGCGTTTTCAAAAGGATTGGAGACAGACAAAGCAAGTTATTAACAACCTACCCAAAATACCGATGTTAATAGATTCTACTGGTGCGGGAGACCCAATCTTTGAGGACTTACAAAGGGATGGCTTAAACGTATCGGGGTTTAAGTTTAGTTCTACTTCAAAGCAGCAACTAATGGAGGGTTTGGCTTCGGCTATCCAACAAAGAAAG